TAGATTGGCCGGGCAGGGCTTATCAGTCTCTTTGAATGTGGTGTTGTTGGGGCCGTAGACAGAAGCAGACGAGGCTACTTGAAGCGGCACTTTGTAAAGCTGACACCGTTCCATCAATGTAATGGTAAACCCTACGTTCTGCTTACGAAGGGCAACCCAGTCATCGCACCGAGTGTCTGAAATAGCGCCCAGATGAATAACCCGATCTATTCCATAAAGGGAATAATCATCACCCCATTCGCACAGATCTAGGTCATGGTCAGCCAATGCTTTGACCATGTTTTGGCCGATGAACCCTTTGTAGCCAGTAATTAGGATACGCATACTGCTCCAATGCTCCGGCAAGAGATTGCCGCCTTCTCATTGGCAAATGGCAAAGCGATATCCATATCACCCGTTTCTAGGTGTTTAAACACCATGGCGGCTAGAAATACATCTCCTGCGCCACATACATCCACAACTTCTATCACCTTAGCCGGGTAGAGTGATTCTTTATATCCACACCCTTTAGCTCCGTAAGTGACGATCAGTTTGTCAGGCTCTGGCAGGGAGGTAGATTCGTACAGTTCCCGTTGGTTGATCTTGATATAGATCCCCGGGAAGTCTGCCAAGTTACGCTTCTTTGTGTCCATGTAGATAGGGCCATCGAACTGCCTGCGCAGTTCTTTAATGGTTTCATTCCAGATATAGCCCTTGTTGTAGTCAGATATAACAATGGCATCGAAGCCGACAAAGTCATGACCAAACTGGTAAGGCTTGGACTCCAAGTCTTTGTCCACTCTGAGGAGATGCTCTCCAGTTCTGCGGTCGATGTATCTAACCTTGCGGGACATCTCTGCCCCGAAAGACACAACCACGTTAGCCCCCAATGCTTGGAGATTCTGGGCTACGTTGTATGCCATGCCCATCTTTTCTTCTTTATCCAAGAAGTTCAACAACGGCGCAGAGGATTCTGGATTTACTCTCCGAATTTCGCCGTAGCGGTATTCATCTATGCAGGCATCGCCAAGGACTAGGACACGCATTGACTGTCTCCCGGCTCAACTCGGTAGTTATCTTCCACGGAATCAGCCGTAGATACTTCCATGATTGCCCCGTTAATTAGGCAAACCAACTGGTGAGGGACAAGCGGTGGGTTGTGCCAGACATCCCCGGGATTAAGGAGTTTTTCATGGCGGCTGGCATCTTTAGTGTCGATCCAGATGACCTTGAACAGACCACCTTGGACGAGCCAAGTCTCGTCCTTTTCTCTGTGGAAGTGCATAGAGAACTTAGCACCGCCCCGGAAGGTCATTAACTTACCGCAGTATTTATCGTTGGTAGCCCAGATTAGCTCCGAACCCCAGCCCTTGTCTACTGTTCCTTTGAGTCGCATCGATTATCCTTGTAGATGAATATCCATCGAGGAACGGGATGATAACTGTTTGTTCAACCAAATTAGAACCAATAACTTGGTCAGGACGATAGTCGCCACCCTTGGTGATGATGTCTGGAGCAATGTATTTAATTAACTCCAGCGGTGTGTCTTCTTCAAAGATCTCTACTTGATCTACACATCTTAAAGATAACAACATAGCCCTGCGGTCATCTTGATTGTTAATAGGTCGGCTCTCACCCTTGAGCCGCCTAATAGATGCGTCTGAGTTTAAACCAACAACTAACCTTGTACCCAGTGCCTTTGACTTCTTGAGATACTCAATGTGCCCCCGATGAAGCACATCAAAGCATCCATTGGTAAAGACAATCTTCATCCTACGCTGTACAGGGATGGACGCTGTTTTGGGTTAATGCGGCGGGCCAGTTCTTCAGCGTAGTACTGCATACCCCATGGGCCGTTAATGCGAGCATCGTACTTTTCTGGGGGTACAAATAATCGGTTTGTATCCTCGAAGCGACCCTCTTTAATGCGGTCTACCCAGATCAGGAAATCTGGGTTAAACGCTTCACGGGCTTCTGGCGTAGGGCAGACAAAATCAGCAATGACATAGGAGCCGTGGCGACTAGCGATGTCACACAGTACACCCATACGGCGGGCTTGTTCAAGACGGTCGGCTACGCTAAAGCCAAGGTCTTTGTTAATTTCACGCCGAATCTCGTCAGCGTTGAAGTGAACAGCACTAAGCTCCCGAGCGAGAGCTTCTGCCAGTGTTGTCTTACCCGCCCCGGGCAGACCCATGATCAAAATCTTCACAGCAAAGCGTCAAGCTGATCGTGAGTTGTAGCGGCATCAATAGCGGCTTGTTTGGTCAACATAGCCTGACGCGCTGTCTCAACGGCTGTAGCATCGTACTGCTCATTAGGATTAGGGTTCAGTTGCAAACGGGCTTGCTCCATCACCACTTGCTGGAATGCAAAACCAGCGTTGGCTTTCATACCATTCTTGCGGTCATCCACAGAGATTTCGTATGTGTCCCAGATGATCTGCACTGGATCAGTGTTTAGATCAAAGCGGTGGGCTGTGTAACCCTGACGATGTGCTGTGATTGCAGGACGAACTTCCACAGCGTTGCGCCAGCCGTTATTGCCTACGCCTTCTGCGGGAGGTGTATCCCAGCAATCTTTGACTTGACCGTCAACTACGCGAACAAAATGTGTCATTTAAGACTCCTTTAAAAAATTAAACAGTCGTTACAACTGCAATTGTATGGCTATCACCCATTGAAAAGTTTGACCATGTTGTTAATGCACCAACCTGTTTTGGACTAGAGTAATAAGTTGTGTTGCCTAAACCCAGTTGACCGCCAACGTTGTAGCCCCAATCCCACATTGTTCCATCATTTTTAATGGCGCCCATAAAGAATTGCGAGCTAGTATTAACGTACGACCAACTTGTCAATGCGCCAATTTGTTTTGGCGAGTTGTATTGACTGGTATTACCCAAACCTAATTGGCCATTACCACCAGTGCCCCAAGACCAAATAGTTCCATCAGTTTTTAAAGCAATACAAGCATAACTTCCAGAAGCAACATTCAACCAGTTTGTTAAAGCACCAACTTGTTTAGGAGATGAGTAGGAAGTGATATTACCTATGCCCAATTGTCCATTTCCATTATTTCCCCAAGTCCACAGAGTGCCATCAGTTTTAATGGCGGCAACTGTTCTATATGGACTGGCGCTTACTTTAGACCATGTAGTCAAAGAGCCAATTTGTTTAGGAGATGAATAGTTGGTTGTGTTACCAAGACCTAATTGGCCATCAGTGTTTCTGCCCCATGACCATAAAGTACCATCAGTTTTTACGGCTATTGAATAATTACCGCCACAAGAAACTTTAGACCAATTAGTTAAAGATCCAACTTGTACAGGTGATGAGTAAGCCGTAATATTTCCCAAACCCAAACCGCCATAGTTGTTATATCCCCAAGACCAAAGCGTTCCATTGGTTTTAATTGCTATTGATGCTGATCCATTAATAGATACAGTAGACCAGTTTGAAAGAGAACCTACCTGTATTGGAGAGGAATAATATGTAGTGTTATTAGTGCCAAGTTGGCCATAGCCATTTCCACCCCAATTCCAAAGTGTTCCGTCTGTTTTAACAGAAGCACTTGAATTGTTGCTAGTAGAAAGAACAAGCCATGTAGATAATGATCCAACTTGGTTTGGACTATTTTTGGATGCGGTATTACCAAGACCTAACTGCCCGTAACTATTTTGACCCCAAGCAAATAAATGTGGCACTGGTGCAGACGGCCAAGTAGCGGCACCCTTAGCATTGGCTTGACTGCTGAGGTTCCAGATACCTGAGTATTGAACGCCTGATACGACTGTTACTGCCATGATTTATCCTAGCGCCAATGTTGAATAGTTGCCTGCTGAAACAGCTAACCATTGATTAAGCGCACCAACTTGTTTTGGACTTGAGTAGTTGGTGGTATTACCAAGACCTAATTCGCCAGATGGGTTTCCACCCCATGCCCAAAGAGTACCATCAGTTTTAATGGCCATACTATTATTTCTTCCGGCGGCAACCAAACTCCAATTTGTCAATGCACCTACTTGCTTGGGGCTGGAATAGGTTGTGATATTACCAAGCCCAAGTCGCCCGGATGTATTTAAACCCCATGACCAAAGCGTGCCATCGGTTTTTGTAGCTAAAGAATAATAGCTACCACTATTTGCCACTTTAGACCAATTTGTCAATGCGCCTACTTGTACAGGCGATGAGTAATAGGTTGTATTATTAAGACCTAATTGGCCTTGAGGATTTGCTCCCCATGCCCATAAAGTGCCGTTGGTTTTAACTGCCAAAGCAAATATTGGATTAGTTGTTGGGATAGCAATAACCGCCCAATTTGTCAATGCGCCAACTTGTTTTGGACTCGAATAATTGATGGTATTGTTTAAACCTAAATTTCCAAAACCACCACCACCCCAGCCCCAAAGAGTCCCATCGGTTTTGATAGCCAATACCCAGTTTCCACCAGTTTGTACATTTGACCAAGTTGTTAAAGCTCCAACTTGTTTGGGCGATGAGTATGATGTGGTGTTACCCAATCCTAATCCGCCATAATAATTTCTACCCCAAGTCCACAATGTGCCGTCTGTTTTGACAGCGGCTGTCATTGGCTGAGTTTGAGCATAATTACTTGTGGATACTTGTTTCCAATTGGTTAAAGAACCAACCTGTTTTGGCGATGAGTAATATGTTTGATTATTAAGACCAAGCTGGCCATAAATGTTATATCCCCACATCCACAATGTGCCGTCCGTTTTAACAGAAGCACTTGTTCCATAGCTTGAAGAAACCGTTAACCAATTTGTTAAAGAACCAACAACTATTGGAGATGAATAAGAGGTAGTGTTGCCATTGCCAATTTGTCCATAGTTATTAAAACCCCAACCATACAAGTTGTAATAAGTGGTCGAGGTCTGAGCCGCCAGCGGATTAAACCCCGGCTTGTTGATGCCAGCGGCGTATCTAAAGCTCATGCCACTCTCCGAATAGCGGTTTTGTTAGACAGATTAAACATATTGCACCTTCCAACCTTGACTATGGTTACGAGCGCCACGAGCAACAGATGACATATTACCAATACGCAAGTTATGCTCAGTACAAAATAAACTTAAACTAACTCCACTATATTCCACACCATCTGGTGATGTCGCTATAAATCTTTTTGCCAAATAATGCTTAGCACCAACAATTCCAGCCCTGCTTTTAGCAACCGATTCTGGCTTTTGTTTTCTGCCAAACATGGGATTTTTGTCACCAGCCAATGAAGCAACTGGGCCTTCCCCGCCACCACAGATGTTATACCCATTAGGCGCAACTGTGTTGTAAGCGTTTATAAGTTTTGCTTCCATTTCCAAGCAGTATCTACGGTTGCTGACCAAAAGAACTTTCATTTCAAAATTCTCTTTGCCATGTTTTGCAATCGCGTTAGATAAATAAGATCGGCGTTTGGCTTTGGCGCAATGAAAGATAAACCGTTTGTGCGGATTTTTTGTCACACCAAAGTACTTCATGCCATCTAGCTTGTTGGCAATTTCGTACACGGTGCAAGATTCTTCAGTCACGCCACATTCCTTAGCTTTGGTTGCCCAAACATTTTAATTAAACTTGCTTTAACTGACAAGAATGGATGCGTCCAATCGCCATAAACTTCCTGCCTAAACAGTCTCATGCTGTCGTAATATGGTGTTTTGTCGCCGTCCATGGAATACAGGAAGTATGGCATGACAGGCGTGATTACCCAAGTTTCTACACCCATAGCGGACGATAGGTGTGACACGCTGGTACAAGCTGATATGACCAGATCACAACTTGCAACAGCTTGCTGGGTATCCTGCCAAGTATTCAGCGGTACTTGTTTTACCCAGCTTGGACATGATTCTGAGCCTTCATCTCTTTGCAAAGAAACAAATTCCACATCAATATCTTTTACCGCATCAAACATAAGTTCATACGGAAATTTTTTATTGTGTTCAGCTTCAAATTTACTGTTGCCCTGCCAACGCAGTCCGATGCGTTTCTTGCGGCCTTTGATTGCCATGGGCTTTTCAAGGTATGGCGCGCCAGACAGGTCACGCAACTCCAGACCCAAAGGAACTACAGCAGACATACCAGCAACCCAGAAGTCGTGGTAGATACCAAAGGTAGCTTCGTGCTGTACCACGGCTGATACGCCTTCTACGCCTTGGAACAATGATGCAAGTGGGCCAGTGCATGACACCACTACCTTACATCCACGCTCTGCAATCAGCTTGGCATAACGGATCTGGTGAATCTGATCGCCCAGACCGCCTTCCAGATACAGCATGACTGTACCCTTTGTCTTGCCATCCCATTGGGGTGTAGGCACATCAGGGCGTGAGTTACCAAAGACATTGACGATACGGCCTCTGTCCATCAGGCTGTAGCCCTTTTGGATCTGACCTTGACGCAAGTAGTACCAGCCACGGTTATAGGCGGCTCGGTGGTTGCTAGGCTCTTCAGCTTCTAACTTCTGAGCCAGTCGCCAACCTTCAGCAAAGTCACCCATTGTGGATGCGGCAAGCTGTAGGTCTAGGTCATGCAACTCAGGAACTGTGCGTGGACGCTCAAGCCAGAACTCCGGCTGGCAGAAAGCTGAGTAGTGGTGCTTCAGCAGATCGCGGGGGTCTTGCTTATGCTGTGGTGCCAATACAGGCTTGACATCGTGCATCCCTGCGTGACCGTGCAAGTTCTCGTCATCTTCAGCCACTGTTGAGCCGTCAATGTTGTTGAAGTCGTAGGCAAACTCAGGCAGACCTAAGAACTCATGGATACGTGCTAACTGCGCTTTGGGGTCAGCTAACAGGTCTTCGTACTCAACAAACAGGAAGTTTTCTGGTGCGTACTCGTAGCCGTTTTGCAGGGAAATGTAAGCGGCGCGGAGGTGATCCATCAGTTGACCAGTCGCCATGAACTCGTCTAGGTCTGTTGGTTTGGCAACACGGATGAAGCTGGCGGCGCAGTCCGGAACAGAACGAACTGTAGCGATGATCTTAGGCTGACGGCCTAGCACCTGTGACATAGCGCCCATGATCTGGGCAATAGGCCAGCCACGGGACTTGTCGATGATGACAGGTTTATCAGTGTCTTCGTAGAACGCATCAATTGCACCGCGCATGGTCTGCGCTAACTTACTTCTCTCAGGGTCATTCTCGTTTAGTAAACCCGCTGAGTGCCATGTATTAGCCAAGCCATCAAGAGCGTGGACAAGCCCAGATGTGGTGGATACATGGGTCATTGGGTTCTGGTTTAAGATAGCCGCAAGGACTGTTGAACCAGAGCGAGGAATGCCAGAGAGAAAGTGCAGTGTTTTGTTCATGTATTAATTAAGTTGTTGCAATTGCAATTGTATTGCTGTATCCGCAGGTTACTTTTAACCACGATGTTAACAACCCAACTTGTTTGGGGCTGGAATAATTTGTAACATTTCCCAAACCTAATTGACCTTTATGATTTCTACCCCAAACCCATAAAGTCCCATCAGTTTTAATGCTGGTTGCGGCATACGATCCGCCAGATAAAGATAGCCAATCAGTTAATGCACCAACTTGTTTGGGGCTAGAGTAATAAGTAGTGTTGCCAAGTCCCAATACTCCATATTGATTTTTACCCCAAGACCACAAACTGCCAGATTTAATTGCCATAAGTTGTCTAGTAAATCCCGCAACACTTGTCCATGTGTTTAAAGCTCCAACTTGTTTGGGAGAAGAATAATTTGTGGTGTTGCCAAGACCTAATTGGCCTTGTCCGTTGTAACCCCATGTCCATATAGTTCCATCAGTCTTTAAGGCAACTATAGAAATAGCCGCATAAGCACTAGAAACTTTCCACCAGTTAGTCAAAGCACCAACTTGTTTAGGGCTGGAATAACCTGTTATATTGTTTAAACCTAATTGACCTTGTAAATTACTTCCCCACGACCATAAAGTACCATCGGTTTTAACAGCAAAACAAGCATATCCATTTGGAGCTACACTTGCCCAATTTGTTAAAGATCCAAGTTGTTTTGGTGAAGAGTAATTTGTTAAATTTCCTAGACCTAGTTCTCCACTACCATTATTACCCCAAACCCATAAAGTGCCATCTGGCTTAATGGCATAGACAGAGTAACCATTATGGGATACAGATGACCAAGTTGTTAAAGCTCCTACTTGCTTTGGAGATGAATAATAAGTAGTGTTTCCTAATCCTAATTGACCACTTGCATTAGCCCCCCAAGACCAAAGAGTGCCATCGGTTTTTGTGGCTATAGAACTGTAAACACCAGATGCAACATTTAACCATGTAGTTAAAGCACCAACTTGTTTTGGGCTTGAATAATTGGTTGTATTACCTAAACCTAAAGCTCCATTACTTCCACCGCCCCATGAAAATAAATGCGGGGCAGGCGGGCTAGGCCAAGTCCCAGCCGCAATAGCGGCATTCACCTGTTGCATTGTCCAGATGCCTGAGTATTGAACGCCGGGATATGTTACTGGCATAGTTGTCTCTTAATAAGCTAAGGCGAAAGTTGTCTGAGCGCCAGCAGTAATATAGCCCCAATTTGTAGAACCCACTTGTACTGGTGAACTTCTGGCGGCTGTGTTACCGCTTGCTAATTCACCTAAAGAGTTAAGTCCCCAAGTCCAAATAGTTCCGTCTGTTTTAGAAGCAATAACATGATTTTTACCAAGTCTTACAGATGCCCATGCAGTTAATGCACCAACTTGTTTTGGGGAAGAGTAATTTGTTGTATTGCCTAAACCTAAAGTACCAGAGGCGTTCCAACCCCCAACCGCCCATAATGTACCGTCAGTTTTAACAGCTAATGCATTATATTCAGATGCCGAAACTTGCAACCAATTTGTTAAAGCTCCGACTTGCTTTGGGCTGGAATAATATGTTGTATTACCTAAGCCTAGTTGACCATAACCATTAGCACCCCAAGACCAAAGAGTGCCGTCTGTTTTAATTGCGTAAGTGTTTTGTATGCCAGATACTACAGATGACCATGTAGTTAATGAACCAATCTGCTTAGGAGATGAGTAATTGGTAACATTACCTAAACCTAATTGTCCAGAAGCGTTGTAACCCCAACCATACAATGCGCCGCTGGTGGTAATTGCAAAACCACCTAAATTTGCACCTGTGGAAATTTTTGCCCAAGTGGTAAGTGTGCCTATTTGTTTTGGCGATGAATAGTCAATTGTAGTGCTAAGGCCCAACCTGCCCAGACTACCACCACCCCAAGTCCAAATAGTTCCATCAGACTTTAAAGCCATAGAAGCATTGTTAATAGTTCCAACGGCAGACCAAGTAGTCAATGCTCCAACTTGCTTTGGTGATGAGTAATAAGTCGTATTGCCCAATCCCAGTTGGCCTGATTGATTACGGCCCCAAGCCCACATGGTTCCGTTAGTTTTTAACGCCAATGTGTTGTATCTAGTAACAACTGTTAACCAATCAGTTAAAGAACCAACTTGATTAGGGGAAGACTTGTTGGCGGTGCTACTTATACCTAATTGACCAAATTGGTTATCACCCCAGCCATTTAAATAGTATGTATACGAAGGTGTCTGAGCCGCTAGAGGATTAAACCCCGGCTTAACAATACTCCCAGCGAACATTTGTCGTAATGACATACTGTTCTCCGATCAAGAAATTACTTCGTAGCTAATCGTGTAAGTGATACCGCTTGCTGTTCCTGAAGTCACCGTGATGGATGAGTTCTCTTGCAGATATACAGCAGTTGTCTTATCCACGGCGATCAGTGATGCACTTGCTGGCACGGAGATCGTAGAGATAATTGGGTAAGCTGTACCGCCCGATGGAGCAGAGCCTTGAGCTACACCTCCGTTTGTGTAAATCGCCACAGTAGCGTTCACAGCAGAAGAGCCATTCACATTAGCGCAGACGATCTGGTTGATCTTGTAGACCTGACCGCTGGATGCGGCGTTGGCCAAAAGAACAACAGCAGTCGTACCGCCCGGTGTGTAGTATGTGGTCGTGCCGGAGGCTGTGGTCGCGGCTAAGAGATTAGGATTGGCCATGATGGTTCCTTAAATACTGAAGATGAAGTTGAGCATGGTGGCTTTGGCTTGTGATACACCAGAAGCGGCGGGGGCGGCTGATGTCCATGTCGTACCGTTAGACACCAAAACATTACCATTTGAGCCGGGGGCTACTGTCTGCACGGCAGATGTTCCATTACCCAGCAACACATTGTTAGCCGTTAAGCTCGTAGAACCTGTACCGCCTGATGCCACACCGATAGCCGTTGAAGCAGTAACTGTTGTAAACGCACCAGACGCTGGGGTTGTAGCGCCCACTGTACCGTTTAAAGCACCTGCCAGCTTAGTAGCTGACAGTGTTGTGCCGTCCCATGTCAGGGCTGAAGAAGCACCAAAAGCACCAGAGTTGTTGAATTGGATCTGCGTATTGGAGCCAGCGGCAGAACCACCGCCCACGTTTACAAAGTCAGAACCATTCCAAGCAATGATCGCCCGTGTGCCAGCCGCAACTGTTACACCGGTTGTTGGGCTTGTTGGGCCACCACGAACTGTAATAGCATAGCCACCGGTCGTGTCATTAATAACAACATAGGTTTTACTCTGCTTGGGGGTGTTGATGTTACGGGCCGCTGTACGTGCGCCTGTGCATAACAAAACTGCGTACTGAGAGCTAGTGGATGTCAGGCCGGTGCTGGCATATGTGCCAACAGTAACTGACAAATCAACGTCTGCGTCTGTGGAAATTGTCTGTGTACCAGCTACCGCAACGTCCACAATCTGCGAAATGGCGTTGTTGATGGTGTCGCCCCACTGACCAGACAATGTGCCTGTGGCCGGGAGGGTCAACCCGATTAGGGATGTATTTGCCATTTAAAGCTCCTACTGTGTAGAAATTAGTGTCCAACCGGGCGTTTCAGTATTGCTCACATCAGTCCAGCCCGGTGTTTGTGGATTGCTGATATTTTGCCAGTTTGCAGTCTCTGTGTCATCAATAACTTCCCACAAATTTCGTCCTGATTCTGTGGATGTTATTGCCATCGTTTCGGATCTGCTTACGCCATAGCTGGTTACCGCTTGCGGATTGTCGCTGATGGCCGCTGACTCTGATAAAAACTCTGTGTAATACGTGCCAACTGTTGTGCTGTCCGTGATTGCCATCGACTCAGTGATGGACATGATTAGGGTCGCCAGAGCTACCTCAGCGATGGCCACCGATTCCGTAACACTGGCCACGAACAGGGCTACGGCTTCTTCGACAGTAGCCGTGGCCGCAGTTTCCGTAATGGACACAGCATAAGTGGCGTTGGCATCCTCTGTTTCGCTGATGGCCGCCGTTTCAGTTACCGTGGTCGTATAGGCCGTAGTAGCCGTATTGGCATCTGTCAGTGCCGCAGTCTCTGTAATGTCTTTGGCAAACGTAGCCGCTACAGTTTGGGTGGCTGTAGCCGCCGCAGTTTCTGTGCGACTTACGGCAAATGTTGCCGCTACGGATTGGGCTTCTGCTAGGGCGGCTGTCTCTGTGATAGAGACACCAAAGTTGGCTGTAGCCGCCTCGGATGTGGTAATCGCTACGGATTCTGTAACACTGTCGGCGTAGACATCTCCGCCACCCCAGTAGCCATCACCCCAAGCGTTTACACCCCATCCGGTTGCCATGTTAGGTCAATGTGGCTGTATAAGTAACTGCGATTGTGTCGCCATTAACAACAGACTTAGAACTAGAGAAGTCACCAGCGGAAAACAATGTTCCGGTCGTGTTGTCTTTAGTTGCGCTACCGCCAATGTTGATAAAACAACCAGCCACTGTACCTGTGCTAGTCATGGAGAATGACACGGCAGAAGATGTAGCTTTGCTACCAGCAGAAGCGGCGCTAAATGAAGGCGTAGGACGGTTACCTGAATAGGTCGGAGCGTTAGCCAGACCAACTTCCAACCAGCCTGCGTGTGAGGACTGTGTGTCTGTTACGGCGGCTGTACCTGTACCCTTCAAGCCCATCACAACTGCGCCACCAGCGGTGTTGCCCAGTGTTGTGTCCAATGTGAAATTCTTGCCCACTGTCGTGACCAAGTTCTTAATATCGTCTTCCCACTTGATCTGGCCGTCAGCGCCATAGCAAACTGCATGGTAAGTGCCATGAATAGACATTGTGTCTTCAGGCATTGTGTTGTATTTAGTAACCGCTTCCACTTTGTCTGTCGCGGTGATTTTGTCCATAGTCATGGGAAGCTCCTTAATTAGAAGAACGGATCAATGCCGCCGTTGCCGTATTGGCAGGCATTGTGATGGTGAAATTAGATGAAGTTTTGTCAGACCCAAAGTCCAACACAGCAATTGATTTATTGCCTTGGCTTGCGTTGTAGATCAAAGCACAACGCGCCGTAACAGCGGCGTTAAACACCACATTGTTGAAATCTACGTAAGCTGTATAGCCAGAGGAGTTGATTGTTACGCCAGTCAACGTTACACCACCAGCGGTGTAGCCTGTACCCGTCACCTCTGCGGTGGTCGTGTAAACGGTGGTGTCTTGGTTTAGATCAGCATTAGCCGTATACAAAGCAATCTTTAACGTATCTGTGGATAAGTTGTGGACGGCTGTGTATAGCTCTTTTTTAAAGCTGGTCGTCTGGGTTTGAACAATACTACTCATGAGACTGAAACCCTTACTTGACCATCACGATAAGCATCCATACGTTGTTTGCCATCGCCCAAGTTCTTAAGGAGTGCAATAGCTTGGACGTACCGTTCTTGGTACATTACATACATGCCGTCATCCGGCGCACTCTTCATGTAAACGCCAGCCTCTGCAAGTGTTCCGTACAGCAGTGCAGAGTCAAAGTTATCACCCAACCATGTTTCGCTGGCAGTGACAATTGATTCTGGGTAGTAGTAATAATGAAGTTCTGCGTTGTAATTGGCATCTGGCGTGGGGCCAAGAATAAATGACAACTCGTTGACGTTCGTTGATTGTGGGCCAAAGATGGCGTAATGCTTAGGCTTACCCGTAGTTGCAGGGTTAGGATATGCATCACGCATGAAGTTCACATCCTTGTTAAGCAAATACAAGTATTCACCTGAGCCAGAAGCTGGGTATATGGCAAGGCTATACGTTGACAAGAAGTCTGCCGGGCAAGCTAAGTACTTGTTACCGGAAGACAAAACGCCCGTGACATTCTTACGCAAGTTGGCAATCTGCACCGTGTTATAGATGCGTTGCTCCGCCTGCTTAATCATCGTGTTGATGGTCGTGGTATCAAACGTGTTCTGCGTGTAGTCCTCTACAGCAGTAACAAGTTGGGCGTATGTCATTGTCATCGTTTAAACCTCAGGCCATCGGGCCACGAGCCATAAAACCTTTGGTTTGAGCTTTGCCACCACGGACACGGATGCCGCTGGTTTTGACAGACTCATCGCCAGCAGACTTGCTAAAAGCACCAACGCTCATATCGAGCGTATCAAGTTTGCTTTTGTTTGGCTCTTTGCCGGGATTGGTAGAAGGCTTAACAACCTTACCAGTCATTGTGTGAGGAGTGGCATAGACTTTGGCATCGCCAACTTCCTTGCCCATCATTTTCTTGCTAAATGTAGCCATGATTAGCCTCGCTTTTGGTTCATTGCACGGGCCAAGTTACGGCCAACTTTACGCATTTCCATGCCTGTAACGCCAGCAGTCTTCTTGCCGCCCATGATTTCTTTCTGGGTTGGGCCACTGTTGCCTAAATTCTTACCTTCGGTTTTGCCTTTTTTAGCAATCCCATCGGCTGATCGTGTATATGCCATGTTTAAACTCCTTAAGATACCGTGAATTGGTTGGATTTGCTTAAATTAACTGTTGCTGGTATCACCTGCAAATTATGAGGCAAATGCAGACCAGATACAAGTTTTCCTTGAAGTGGAATGATGTGGTCTACATGCCACGGAAATTTAAAAATTTTAGTCCTATGTTGAGCTAATTCGTAAGCTTCTTCTACCATCCATTGATGTTCATTATTGAACCAAGTTGGCGTGCGTAAAATTATTGCCGCTCTACGTTTTGCATCAATAGCCGCAACTTTGCTTGGATTTTTAATTTTCCACTTTTTATTTTTTTGTTGAACTTCGTTTTTAAAATTTTTATATCTGTTGACATCGGATGTTTTGCGATACATTGCGGCTAATTCAGGATTTTTTATTATCCAATTTTTTTTGCGTGCATTGTCGCAAGCTTTGCAATGAGCTTGATACCCATCTTTGCTATTGACGGCTTGCTTGTAAAACAAGTCGTAAGATTTAGCAATTTGGCAACGCGAACAAGTTTTCATGATATTGTGACCGTTCCAACTGAGGTTGTAGCAACAAGGTAGTTTGGAGTTAATGCTACATCAAAATTACTAGAACCTCCTACAGGTAGCCAGCCCCACTGAATATCTCGTGAACCACCAGTCGGGAAACCCCCGCTTGGATTGTCCACTGGATAAAGTTGAAGGCCGTTTAAACCAGCCGTTACATACGTTGTATCTTTACGTGGGTTACGCAAAGCCTGAGGATCTTCAACCGGGAATGTACCCAACATCAACTGCGGTTGATCTGGATCCCAGCACTCATGGCAAACAAGCAATTGATACTTGCGTTGCTTAATAATTTCAGTCTTAAGCGTTTTTAGTAAGAACTGCTGACCACAGCGATCACATTCAGCAATCGCTTTCTTGCCGGATGCAAATCGTTGTGACATCAGGAACCACCAATATACATCTGACGGGGCACAAATCTGGCCGGAGCTTTCTCTCGGTCTTCTCCAGCCGCTATTTCAAACGTCTCGTCATAGATCTGCTTAACCATTTGAATACGAGGCATCAAATCAGGGGTCTTGATGGCAATGTGATATGCCAATCCTGCAACCAAACATGGCAGGAAGCGGAAGTTCATATCTGCTGTCTCTACGCCAGCGCCAGCGTCTTGGACTCGGCGAAGTCTCCAATACACAAACTGGTAGGGAGTGCTGTTATCAGGCGTAGGCCACAAAGTAACCGCAGGCAATTGAGGAACATACACTGCTGTACCGTCTGCATGAGATGCCGCAGTTGTGTTGTTTTGACCACGGAACACACCACCAAGCACATTGCCTGTTAGGTAGGTGTAATAGATGTCTTCAGTGCCAAGGCGGATAAAGCCTGATCCGGCTAACCCAACCACCGTGTTAAGCGTGATCGTGGTGTCCGTGGCGGTGATGGCTCCAACAGTAATTGACGAAGTCGGATTAACTTGCCCAGAAAGACGCTGAACCCAGACTTGGATTGGACGGGCTTGCTGGAGCTTGTTGGGAATCGTGGCATAGGTAGAAACACTAATACGTGAAATAGTCAGGTCAGCCTGCGTAGAAGCAGTGTTCTGGCCTGTACGGATGACATGCTCTAACAAGTCAATGGTGTCTGTAGGCAAAGCATATGTGGCTAACCCGGGAGTCAGGTTGATGAAGCCTTGCTCCATTGTCCACATGTTAATGCCCTTGTTCTGCCACTCAATCGTCATTAGGTTCATTGACCTACGTGCTGTACGCAAGTCATAACCTGAACGCATTTCCCGGCCAGCCCTCTCCCACGCTTCCTCGGCAATCTCCGTGAAGTCCATATTGAAAAGGGTTGAGCCGGTAGTGGTCATTTTTTGGCCGCTCTCATGTTATCTACTAAGTTTGGATATGGACGGCCAGCGGCTTTAGCCATTGCTTTGGCTTTAGACTTCTTGGCCGAAGACAATTTCTTAGGTTTGCCAAGGCTCTCTGGCCTAGGCTTATCCCAGACCTCTCCACCTTTAGCAAATCGGTGGGTTAACTGAACACCGCCGCCGGGGATACCAACGCCACGGTTACCAATTTTTGCGTCCAAGTAAGCTTGCAAGGAAGTGTTTGGGCCTAATTGCTTCTCAGCAGTTAAGCGTCCACCCAACTCTTTCATGCCTTTAGCCAAAGTTAAACGTGGGTTTAAAGCGCCAAACTTGACTGCATCCGCATCTTCTTTCTCTTTTTCTTTGTCAGCGACTGTGCCGCCTTCTTCGAATTGAGTAAAGTCGGTGTCATCCCGGCGAGCCTTACGGGTCGCCTTGGGCATTTTGCTTGGGAGAACGGCTCCCATCCCCCGGCTGGCCATCATTTTTTGTACATCCCGCCGCCGCACATGGCGATCATTGTGCCTTTGGTTTTACCTTTGGTAGCAATACCATCTGCACGTTTAGACGCAGAACCAACTTTGCCGCCTTTGGCATAGCCCATGGCTTTGATCTTCGCACGGTCTTTGGCATCCTTCATTTCTTGAATTGCCTCACGTTGTGCTGGAGTACGTTTTGCGTCCTCCATCTCAGCCACTGTAGGAGGATTTACAAAGCCACGACCAGCGCCAGCTTCGCTCTTACCCATCAATCTATCGAGAATGCTCATGATATTTCCTTAGCAAATCTTGCCACGGGTCTTGCCTTTAGTGGCAATACCATCAGCACGGCGAGAAGCTGAACTTACAGAACCGCCGCTCTTCATTCCGGTATTGCGACCAGAAGGAGCATAGGTGGAATTCTTTTTGTAAACGCTTGGTTCGGGTTTTTCTTTGTCTACGCCGGGGTTACGGCCAGAAGATGCAGATGTCGCATTCTTCTTGTATGTACTCTTTGGAGCTTCTTCGGTCTTAGCCTTAGGCTTGGCAAAGTTGCTAAGAGAGTTGGCATCGAATGTCTCTGCGGTCGTAATAGGCTTTTGCTTCATGATTGAAGTAGAAGGCGCAGACTCAGTCTCGGTCTTCTTAACCACGCTTGGAGCCGAAGGGCGGTAAGAACCTTCGCCCAAAGCATTACGAGCCGCTTGATCACGGCTTTTATCCATGGCAGACATGGCAGGCTTAGACGGCTTAGAAGGACGAACAGTCTCAGATGTACCGGGAGCGCCACGCTCTGAGCCAGAAGATGTTTCGCTTGTACCCGCTGAACCACGACCAGATTTTGGGCCGTAGTCAGAATACATGTCATCGGATAATGAACGCTCTGATTGGCGGGGTTGTGCTGTAGGACGAGCAACAACCTCTGCGGCAGGCGCTTCTGAGCGTCCACGGCCAGCACCGAAGCGTTTGTATGCTTCAGACGTTGGATCGTCAATATTGCCCATGCGCAAACGCTGGAAGAAGCCTACATCTTCACCTGCGGAAGTTTTGAGGCCTTTTTCTTTGTCGGCGACTTCGCCGCCTTCATCGTAACGTTTAAATTTCATTAGCTTTTTCATGGCTGTTCCTTAGCAGGCGTAGCCGCCTTTGTTCATTTTGATCTGCGTGGCTTTGGTCTTGCCTCGTGAAGCAATGCCATCTGCCGCACGGGTATAGCCGCCGGAAGC